ACCTGTAACACCTTGTATTCCTTGTAGACCTGTAACACCTTGTATTCCTGTAACACCTTGTATTCCTTGTGGACCTGTAACACCTTGTAGACCCGCAACACCTTGTATACCTGTAACACCTTGTATTCCTTGTGGACCTGTAACACCTTGGAGACCTATTGCACCTTGTATTCCTTGGAGACCTGTTGCACCTTGTGGGCCTGTAACACCTTGTGGACCTGTAACACCTTGTATTCCTTGGAGACCTGTAACACCTTGTGGACCTGTAACACCTTGTATTCCTTGTATACCACTTTCACCTTGTATGCCTTCTATTCCACCCAAATTAATTTGCCATGTTGAATATGTACCCGAACCGGTTACACCTCTTACATTGGGAATAGCAGTTAATATATTACCAGAGTAGCTATTAACATCCGCAATAAAGTAGTGTGCAGCATCATGTGCAACGATAATCGTTTGTCCTGGAGTATATGCAAGATTTGGTAAAGTATTAAAAGTAACTAATCCAGGAAGAGGTGCTGAAAAATCTATTGGCGCAGATGTTGCACTTGTTGCATACCTATCACTTGTTATTTCATTTGCCATATAAGGAAATCTGGCATAGTTTCCTATAATAGTTCTATTATATCCGCCTACTTGTTTCCATGATGACGTCATTTTTGTTAAATATTCTATATTATATACTTTAAAAATAATATAAAATGTAAAATTATGCGTTATTGTTCTATTTTCTATAACGAAGATGGAGTTCAACTAGCAATAGTCTGCCATTGATTGAAGAATGAACTATAAAATTGTAATTGTCCTGTATTTGTTAATAAACAAAATTGACTATTATATGGTGAAGGTATATTAGAATTACTTGTTACGGATGATGTATTAATTGAAATTACGGAAAAATTATTGGATGTGCTTGGTGAAATAAGTCCACAATTAGTAATGTTTTGATTATTCATATTAATACCTGTGCTTCCAGCACTATTGCTTAGTGTTAATATTTGACTTAATGTTTGTGGTATTCCAGGTGAACCCGCAACACCTTGTAGACCTGTAACACCTTGTATTCCTTGTAGACCTGTAACACCTTGTATTCCTGTAACACCTTGTATTCCTTGTGGACCTGTAACACCTTGGAGACCTGTAAGACCTTGTATACCTGTAACACCTTGTATTCCTTGTGGACCTGTAACACCTTGGAGACCTGTTGCACCTTGTATTCCTTGGAGACCTGTTGCACCTTGTGGACCTGTAACGCCTTGTGGACCTGTAACACCTTGTATTCCTTGTAGACCTGTAACACCTTGTGGACCTGTAACACCTTGTAGACCTTGTAGACCTTGTAGACCAATTTCACCTTGCATGCCTTCTATTCCACCCAAATTAATTTGCCATGTTGAATATGTCCCCGAACTGGTTACACCTCTTACATTGGGAATAGCAGTTAATATATTACCAGAATATGTATTAACATCCGCAATAAAGTAGTGTGCAGCATCATGTGCAACGATAATCGTTTGTCCAGGAGTATATGCAAGATTTGGTAAAGTATTAAAAGTAACTAATCCAGGAAGAGGTGCTGAAAAATCTATTGGCGCAGATGTTGCACTTGTTGCATACCTATCACTTGTTATTTCATTTGCCAGATAAGGAAATCTGGCATAGTTTCCTATATTAGTTCTATTATATCCACCGACTTGTCTCCATGATGGTCCTAAAAATTTCGATGTCATTTATATTATTGTTTGTTATATTATATACTTTTAACATAATATAATATTAAACTTTACTTCTTTATTTTCTATCTTTATTTCCTATTTCCTATTTCCTATTTCCTATTTTTCTCGTCTTTCTCTCGTTTCTCTCGTTTTGTGATACATTAAAGTCCTCAAGTAGTCTTGTCCTCAAGTCTTTTGGTGATGCTGAATACGACAAAACATTCATTATATCATGTGTCGTAAGATTTGCCTGATGATGTTTTTTGCCGTTTATCTTTGTATCAACATGCCATTTTTTACCTTCGTCGTTGGATACTGCTTGAACTTCGGTTGAGGAATAATATATTCTTGACTTTCCTCCTTTCCTTTTTCTCTTCATAGTTTTTCTCAACGTTTTTCTCTTCATCGTTTTTTTATTTTGCATATATGGTATAGATGATATAGATTATACAACACGTATAATTTTAAATAAAAAAGTATGAATCTATATATATATATACATAAGATGGAAAAAAATGCGGTGAAAAACATTATACAAAAGAAACTAAATATTCCTATAACCCCGGAAAATGTATACACAAGTCTAGGAAAGCATAATGCTACCTCGGACGCCAACACTAAAAATGCAAAGTATCTTGACGAGTTATATTCCGCAGCTTTTATGGCCGACTATTTTTCATAGGCGGACGCTCCAGCCTTCCCCGCCGCGGCTCTTTAAGCCCTTTACAAATATATATTATCCCAAATATACTTAAAGAATCTACCAAAAAAGTGAATGATGTAATGTTTTTCAAATCTATTTTGAAAATTTTGAAAATGGACATTTATTTTTGTCCATTTTTGATTTTTCATTTCTAGATTTGAAAAAAATGTTGAAAATCTCACTCAGACCATAATGCTCACAATCGTTTTTTCAACATGAAAAAAACGTTACGATAAATTTTGGACATTTTCTATAAGATTTTTAGTGGGGATTTTATGTTTTATCAATGTCCAAGAATGTCTATAAGATATTTATGTCTGAATAAGATTTAAATAAGATTTTATAATATTTATATATATTATAAAAACACGATATGCCAAAGACTAAGATCGATTATGGTCACACAACTATATATAAAATCTCATGTAAGGATAGTAAGGTAAAACACATGTATATTGGATATACCACGAACTTCATTCAGCGCAAGTATTTTCACAAAAACAACTGCATAAATCATGAGGCGACTAACTACAACGATAGATTATATGCTGTCATTCGAAAACATGGCGGATGGGAAAACTGGAAAATGGAAAATATTCATGTTTGTAATTGTGAAGACTATAATGCTGCGAAAAAAGTGACACAAGAATATGCTGTGATGCTAAGAGCAACACTAAATTCTGTTGAATTAACACCTAGTAATGGATTGTTACCTACTATGGTCATAGAACCAACAGACACATGCAAAAAACCGAACATTAAAACAAAAAATCCCAAAAATCCTTTAACATTTTTCTGCGACATTTGTGACTATGTTACGTCAAACAAAAAAGATTTTAATAAACATATTAACACGATAAAACACATTAATAACAAAAAGTACACAGAGCATAATATGGTATGCGAGTGTGGAAAGACTTATATAAATCGCTCATCATTATTTAACCATCGCAAAGTTTGTCCAATGAAATGCAAAGATGGTAACAATCTGGGTGAAGGTGTGCATGAAAAAGTGGTTAAGAATGAAGAGAACCTTATTTTACAGATTCAGGAAGGAGAGAAAGGAGAGAAAGGAGAGAACGACGAAAGTATTAAAATAACAAAAGATATGTTTTTGAAATTAGTGAATGATAACCAAGAGATGATAAAGATTATAAAAGAACAGCAACAACAGATAAACCTGATTATACCGAAGATATCTAATGTTGGCCCGATGACAACAAACAACAACACCACGATGAATAATACGAATAATAATTTCAATTTGAATTTCTTTTTGAATGAGAAGTGTAAAGATGCACTGAACATGTCAGAGTTTATAGAGTCACTGAAGATAACGCTGGAGGACCTGCAGTATTCGCGTTCGAATGGTTTAGTGCAGGGAATAAGCAACGTGATGATACGTGGACTGAAAGAGTTGGATATTTATAAACGCCCAATTCATTGCACGGATGTGAAACGCGACACCATGTATATCAAGGACAAGGAGAAATGGGAGAAGGATGAGAAACACGAGAAAATGAAAAATACGATAATTAAAATTGCAAATAAGGAGCGAAATGCAATAAGTGCGTGGGTGGATATAAATCCAGACTGGTTTGATACAGAAGCGAAACAGATGGAGTATCTAACATTGATTAACAAAGTGTGCGAACCGATTGAGAACGATATAAAAAACGAGAAAAAAATAATTAAGAATATTGGTAAAGAAATAGTATTGAATAAAGAAACGGAAAAGTTACTGATGTTGAAATAGGGTTAGGAAGGAATGGTTAGGAAGGAATGGTTAGGAATAGTTTATAAAACCGCGTTTTAAAATATAATGTTATTTTAGTATATAGCATTCAATGCCGTCGGAAGAATTGAAAAAGAAGCCAAAATACCCAGAAACTATATTTGGAACAAATTGTATGGGAGAGAATTGGACTGTGTGCTGTCCAATGAGACATTTAAAATATAATAGATACTCACAGACAAAACAAGTGATACATATAAAATATAGAGGCGGTATATATCGAATCTTTTTTTGCTCAAATAAATGCGCAAAATTTATTAAAAACTTGTCATACAATCACCCAGACAATTTTAAGAAATTATTTATAAAAAGTTTTAAACCGAATGGTGATATGGTTATAAAACACAAAGACACAAATGTGCCTTGTCAGGTTGCAGTTAAGATAGATACGTATAGTGATAGTGGTAATAAAACAGCAAAACAAAAAGGTGGGTCTGGAAGGACGCGTAGAAATAAAAAATATTCGACGTCGATGTCAAAATCAAGATTTAGCAAAAGTCGTAGAAATAAAACGATGCGGAGGTAAATAATATATACTTATTATATAGGTTACTTAAGTATATATTATGAGTTTTCGAAATTTTAGAAAACGAGTTAAAAGAGCGTTAGGGCGAGAAGTTTCCTCTGACTCTGATGATGATACAGATTTTGATGGTGAACTTCTACCATATAACCCCGATCTTGATACCCAGCTTCAAGAAAGGAAGAGAAGATACGAGGAGACAGGACGACAACGAGCAGAAAGTCCAACTGACGACCAGTCAGCATATATGGAACGGAAAAGAACACTTAAAGGACGTAGACAAATTGCGAGACAAGAACAAGCACAAGCAGCACAAGAAGCACATAGTCGTGAAATTAATCAGATTATTGATAGTATAAGTAGAGCTCTTGGAACAAACGTTGACGAGGATGACCCTCGTATAAGATTTTTAATTGGACAAATAGTAAATGCACATGGTTTAACAATAAACTCACTAAGACTCATGGGAAGAAGTAGGATATTATTAAGTGCTATTGGCGATGTTGCTAGTAGAGCTGGTAGAGGTCTAGGAGATGTAAGTCAAGTTGTTTATAGTGCAGGACAAGCAGCATTAGCGGCACTACGGGCAGCTGGAAGATTAGCAGCACGTAGCGCATCAGCGGTAGCATCTAGTTTACCTAGATTACCTAGTAGATTTTCATCACAACCAAGAGCACAAGAACAAGGTCCTCCACTTGACCCAGCTATAGCTATGCGTAGTGATTTTGGAGAGGCAGAATCTAGACAAGCTGCATATAGACAACAACAAGTTGCAGCTGATGAACTATTGGCACGACATTTATCAAGGAATCTTGATGCTGAAAGAGCCGCTTTTTCACGTTTTGGGAGTGCTCAAAATGCAGTTTTAGCTCCTGCTTCTGCTCCTCCTCCGCTTCCGCCTGCTCGTGCACCTGATGCCGAGGAAGATATTTGCACTATATGTATGGCAGGTCCAGGTATAAACGATAGTGGCATAGATCGTGGTCAATTAGGATACATTGAGAGACATAGTATTCTCGCACAGGGGCATCCAAATAAATTTCATAATTCGTGTCTGCAAGAGTGCCTGCGATTAGATCCGAGGTGTCCTATGTGTCGAGCAGTAGGTCCGGTATGGGGACTGGAACGCCCACCAGGCCAAGGTGGCGGTGGTTCAAGAAAGACAAGGTCGAAGTCCAAGTCCAAGTCGAAGTCCAAGACAAGACGCTTAAGAAAGTCTCGCAAGCCCCGCAAATCCTGCAAATCTAGAAAACCAAGGTCTTTATCATATCGTAGAAAGTAAATAGAATAAATAAAATAAAAGAATAAAGTATAGAATAAAAATGAGTTATCCTTATTATCCATCTTCCATATGCACAAGTTGTTGGTATGGTGGTTATGTAGAGCCTACGCTTGCTCCTGTTGGTTGTAGAGCTTGTGGTCATGTCGGCGTCAATGGTGGTCCACCCCCTCCAAATGGAGTAAATAATACGCAAATTCCCTATGTGTCGAGTATACCCACGCAAAAGAAAATCCAAAATGTAGTTCGCGTAGATAGTTCGGAATATTTAATGAATAAAGCCGCTTTAAATGTATATACGCAACCGACTGCGACTTATAACTATGTAAACTGGAATCAGCAAAGTGACCGCGCAATTCCGGGTGTTGTTCATCGCAATGTTCCTCGACGTGGTGATGGAAGTTCGACGCGAACCTCGATTACATGGTTGCGCCCTGGGTCTTCATCTGCTGGTTCGTCATCTATGCAAGGAAGTAAAGGCGTAGATATGAAACATGGTTCCTATGATAGATATTTAGCAAAACTGAAAGGTCGTAAAGACTTACGGACGCAATCCTATGCATCTACGAGCACGAATATCCCTGCACAAGGAAATAAGACGAGACAATTTGGTGTTGCATATTCAGATAACTGCCAGTATCCTGATCCTTTGGGTTATTGTCCGCCAATTTCTTTATAAACTATTGCGACGGAAGGTCCTGCTAATACCTAGAGTTTGAATTCCAATGTAACGTAACTATAATACACTATACATAAAATATACATAAAATATACATAAAATAGTATATAAAGTTATTTTATGTATAGTGTATTATAGTTACGTTACTACTATCTCACCTACATATATCGCAAAAAATGGCTTCTAGTCACGCTCCATCCATATATAAAACACTCGATTTATTTATTATGCGATATCCAAATATTACGGATGAAAAGTATGCTGAACTTGTAAAAATGTATACTGAAAAAACTGCTCTACATAATAAAAAAGTTGCCGAATCTGCATACCCCGACTCTGGATTCGATTTATTAATTCCTTATGATGTTTCCAGCCACATGTTTGGATATACGGATAATCGGCTTTCTTCGGTGACATTTCGTGTGCCACTTGGCGTGAAGTGTGCGATGTCGGAGTCGGCACCAACAACAACCGAACGAACTGCAACAGGTTACTATTTATATCCTCGATCTAGTATTGTCAAAACGCCTTTTAGAATGGCAAATTCGGTAGGAATTATTGATGCCGGGTATAGGGGTGAAATTATGGCAGTTGTTGATAATATTGACGTGGCGAATAATGACTTGAAAGCGTGCCTTGAGAGATACATGCCGCCGATGTCACGCGTGTTTCAAATTTGTGCGCCATCATTGGAACCATTTTTTGTGCGAATAGTTGAACATGAATGCGAATTGGGCGTAACGGAGCGTGGAAGTGGTGGATTCGGGTCTACTGGGGTTTAGGTGCGACCGCGGTGGCGGCGGGTTTTCCTGGAGGATTTAAATAACTTAACAAGAAGTGTTTTGGCTTTTTTAGCAATGATGTAGTAATAAGATGCGCGATGTTTTTTGATGGTTCTGTCTCTAGCACGTCGTGTCATCTCACGTGCGCGAATATACGCGGAAACAAGCCCGCCTTTACTTGGTTTGCATGTTCCTGCATTACATATGGGGAATGACTTTTTAGAACCGAGGAAACATTTTTTGCCACATTTTTTTAACTGGAGTGTTCTTTGATGCGCGGTGGGATTATTTTTACGCCAACTCTTGAATGTTTTTAGTAACTGCTTTCTTGTTACCATGTTATATAATACAAAATATAAAATTTTAATAATAATATATAGTATATTATTATTTACTATATTTTATAGTATTTATTCACTACCGGAGATAGACTAAACTATAAATAGTATTGAAAATGTTTTCTAGAGCTTTTACTCCTGTTGCTAGTAAGATTGCTAGCGCAGCATCAAGAGTTACTGGAGCAGCGTCACCTATGTTTGGACCAAGTTATGCCAGTGTCGCAGCTACTCCTCCTCCTCCTTCTTTTCCGTCATTAACTGCTCAACCTTCACTTGTTCCACCACCAGTTTCTAGTGCAGCATTTCCTACTGCTTCTAAGCCTCAACCTGAACCTCTTCGTCCTTTTAGATTATTAAAAGGAAGAAGAACAAAGGATTCTGATGTTGTTGGTGCTCAACCTTTAACTCCTGCTCCTGCTCCTATCATTGGTAGTCCTGGTCCTCGTCCTCGCCAGTCATCAAGGAAAGGAGTAACTGCTCCTACTCCTACTTCTGCTGCTGCTTCTGCTGCTGCTCCACGTAAAGGTAAAGGTAAAGGTAAAGGTAAAGGTGAAGGTGCAGGTGCTCAGCCTACAAAAAGGGGTGTAAGTAGAGCCATTGTCCAACCTGAACCTGTAGTTCAACCACTTACAGCCCAACAAGAAACAGAATTGTTACAAAAACAAATAAAAGCACAATTTTTAAAAGAACATGCTGAGGAAGCTAAAGAAAAAAAAGATTTTATAGAAAAAGAAAAAGAAATAGTAAAAAAAATACTTGAACAACCTGAAAGAGCAGCAGAAGCTATGAGTGCAGCAACACCAAAAAAACCTACTATTTCAGAACCATCGATGGGTGCTATAATGACAGGAGTCGAAGAAATAAAAGAAGAAGAGAAACAAGAAAAAATAGAAGTAATGCGACAAGAAATGGAAATGCAAGGTAAAAGAAGAAGAGGTGCAGCTATGAGTGCAGCAGAACTTTTAGTAAGTGGAAAAGAAACGCGTGTAGATGCTAGTATTCCTGTATTTCAAGATTATACTCCAGAACAAATAAGAGACTTTATTTTAACACAATTTCCACCTGATGCTATATCAGTATTGGATAATTTTGAAAACCTTTCACCTCATGATAAAAACGAAATATTAGATTTCATTATTTTAAAATATAAAGCGGTTACATTAAATACCCCTACTGATGCACCGGGTGCTGTTGATGACGTATACAATCAACTTGGAATAAAATCGTTATCTTTACCGGATAATGCCTTTGCTAGTATTCCTCCTACTGCTGGTATAGCATCTTCAGATAGGGCATTGCTGGTATGTGAGGTAGACCCACTAAGATGTCCTCCTGCTTCTGACTGGTGTTGCTGTCTAAGTAGTATGGATACGGATAGGGATAGTGATTTTACTGAGATAGCAGCATTAATTAAAGATAAAAAACAAGGTCTTCCATTTGTTACCGCAAATCCAGATATACAAAGTATGATGGCAAGATGTCGTCACGATGATATTCGTGTTCATGTTCCGGTTTCGGGGTCTGCATTAGCAGCATCAGCAGCACCAGGTGCAGACCCTGGTTTCGATGACCCTTTTCCAAGTGTTATAATTGGAGATAAAAAAATAGTATATTCTATTGGACCTATTCTTGACGCCGAGCCAATACTTGGACGCGCGTTGATTATGGTGAGAATACACAATTATAAAACCCAAGACTACCCAAATGGTATATATTTTTGGGTATACCCATCATTTAGTGAAGGAGGAGCAAATCGTGTTTTTCTTATAATAGGTAATGGACAATTTATGAAAGGTCCTGATTACACATTAACTACATTTATTCTTGACCTTTTACAAGTTCATATAAATAAATATTATACAAAACATTTTGTAAATAAGCAAGGTCCTGGTTTTATACCAACTACTTTACTTAATCAACAAGATGTAGTATGTTTTTTTGGTGGGATGAGACATCTTCAGAGTCTGTGGGTCCATGATTTAATAGAAGGAAGGGGGGTTAATCTACGTCCAAACCCTTTAGGACCTGTACCTCCCGGTTTTAACCGCCATTGTTATAAATTTGGTAGTTCTCTACATGGTCCTGTTAGGACTTGGCTCAAGAATGGTATTCCGGACGTAGAGTCGTCATTTAACTATTCTAATGAAGCATCATTTTTTGCAACTCAGTTTTGTGCAGAAAATCAAACATACACAGGACAACGTGTATATAATAGTTTTCCTCTTTCTTGTTGTTTAACCACTATTTTTCATAAATTTAGGGATGTGCGTAAAACGGATGTTAATGATTTTTTTGCCTTATTAAAAAGATGGCCTGATACATTATTTGTGCAAGGTTCAGAAGTAGTTCCTGGAGTATCGCCTCTAGGATGTGTTATAGCAGGAACTCCAACTAATATTGCAGGATTGAGATATAATATATTTATTGAGCATCTTGCACCATTACTATTTGTAAAAAAATTTAAATCTCTTCGTCTTGTCCCCCCTATAAGCACACCTGAAACTGGTCAGCAGTTTACCATGGTAGGTAGAATGGGAAGGCGTAGATTTTTAACCAAAAAATTAACACTACTTGGGACACAAGATGTTGAAGAAACATGTCTTATGGTAGTTGATTTAGAGCCTGCTGCTGCTGAAATTAGGCGACTTCAAAATGAAAGAGGACCACATGCGGTAATAGATGAACTCCAACAAGCTCCAATTATATTTAGAAGTTTACCTCCAGCGTTACAAACAACTATTAACAAAATATCTGAAATATTTTTTAACCCTGGATTATTCCCACTATTATCTCCTCGACAACATGACAAAATTAAACTATGTTTTAAAAGTTTTCTTGGAATGCGATTTGATAGTCGTAGTCCAGATGAATTGAAACGATATATTATTATGCAAGGCGTTGAATTGGCAAGAGACGGCAGTGGTAGTATTGCAATAGCTAAAGATGCTATGTCGCGTGTTAGCCCACTATATAGGTTAATAAGAACCTTAGAAACAGGAATTTATAGGCATCTTATTATGTCTAGTATATTGGATGATTATACCCACATGCCTAGTTATCCATTAAATATACCTCCAAATTTTGACACAAATCTTAACCCACGGGTTACCTGTGCTTTTTTAAATAGCGACGGACAATATGTTGAACTTCCAGGAGGGCTTGGAGTGGGGCAACTTGGAAACTGCGACTTTTCAGGTATTTTTCAACACCCTTCATTTAATCCTTATATATTTTCTGCAACTCGTAAAAGTGCGACATTTCCTCCTGGTATTCTTGAAAGATATATGCAAGACCCTCAAAGGGTATATCCACAGACTGCTGTAGGAGATGCAACTATTCCAGTAAAAGTTCATACTAAAATGTTTCTAGTCCGGTTAGTATTTTCTACCAGCGAAGGTGCCATTCAAATAGTTGTATGTGTTTCTTCGACTATATGTGTTGCAAGTCCGGGTGGTGGTCAAGCTGCATCTATTCCATTTGGAGTAGATGTGCAATTTAATGTTGTATCTATCGGTCCTGTTGATGTTGATGCGCAAGGTAGTGGCTCGACGCATGCAACTATATTGGCAACTATGTGTGACTATTTTTCACTCGGTTGTATGGGTGCTGCTAAAAAGGGAGAGTATTCTCTAACTGCGGGATACCAACAATTTTTTGACTATTTTGATAATTTTTTTAGACTTATTATCACTGAGTGTTATACATATGTGTCTGCATATATTTCACCATTTAACTGCAGGACAGATTTAGTTATGAAGCACTTTTGTAGAGTTTTTGAAAATGTAGGTGATAATCCTATTTGTGCTGCAATACGAGGAATGTGGGGGTGGTGGGATTACTTACAGCGCGTTCAACCAGAGGTTTGTGTAGTCGGGGGGGGTATTACTGATGTAAGTATAGAAACCGCAATTACAAGCGGTAGACGGGATATGCAGATAGTGGTTCAAGCTTTACTTGACCCTATTATGGGAGTAGAGGATGCACAAGGGGTTGGAGAAGTTACAGGTGATGTTCGGAGTGAGATCGGCTCAGCGAGTTCATCAGAAAGGTCATCAGAGAGGTCAGATTCTGGGTCAAGCGCCACGTCGAGCTTAGGTAGGGGTGAACTATTTGAACGTTTTGCTCATGGTGATAGTTTTGAATATACTCTAGGTTCTGAAGCATCATGGCAGGAAAGCATGGGTAGCCGAGATTCTGCTTCAAGTGCTTCAAGTGCTGAACCTCTATTACCTAGTGCTGCTATGGCTTACGGAGGAACCAATAAAAAAACGCGTAAGTATAAAACCAGTCATAGGTCGAAATCGAAATCGAAACCGAAATCGAAAACGGGTAGTGCAAACAGAAATAGAAAGAGACGCATACGAATACACACACGAAAAAATACACACGTGTCAAGAAGCAAAACCAAAATAAAAACAATGAAAATAAAGAGCAAGAAATTTCCTAAGCGGATTTATTTATACTCTACGCCACGAACCGCGCAACGTATGGCGTATAAATATCTCGGCAGAATCAAGACTGCGAAATTATATCCTGCAAGAAATCCTGCAAAGAAGTATATGGTTTTCGACCCGAAAAATAACAAGTGGGTGAATTTTGGGCAAATGGGGTATGAGGATTATACAAAACATCATGACAAAACCCGGCGCAAGAACTACTTGACACGGACAAAGGGAATGCTTGGTGACTGGAAAAGTAATAAATACTCGGCCAACAATTTGTCCCGTCGCATTCTCTGGTCTTGAATGGTAAATTTACCATTCATAAAATGACTTAAAGCATTTGCAATATTATTAAATATAATATGGAGGAAATATACAAAGCGTATTTTAAGGATTATGAGGTGTCTAACATGGGAAATGTTAGACGAAAACTTACTGATGGTAACTATAAAGAATTAAAATGTTCAATCCAAAATAGAGGCTACAAATATTTTCAACAGGTAAAAGATGGTAAAAGAATAAATCATTTAGTTCATCATATTGTTGCAAAACTATTTATAGGTGAACGTCCTGAAAATCAAGTTATAGACCATATAGACAGGAATAAGTTAAACAACCATGTCAATAATCTTAGATATTGTAGCCAATTAGATAATGTAAAAAATCAAGATAAGTATAAGTCTGAGATTACAGAGCAAGACCCAAAGCAACGAAAAATATTAATAAATAAATTATATACGGAACAAAATAGAGAAAAAATTCTCAAAAATAAAAAGCAATACTATCAAAATAATAAAGAACATTTTCAAGAATATAATAAAACTTTGTTTGAATTAAAATGCGACGAATGTAACAATACACGACTTATTACACGAACTATACTAAACAAAGCAAAAAGAATAGGTAAAAATATTTGTATAAAATGCCAATCTGTTAAAAATCTAGGGGATTACTTGAATACTAAATTACCTCCTTATTCTACGATTTCGGAAATCATTACTGAGTAGGTATCAACTATAAAATTGAAAATATAAAATCTAACATATAAACGTTTAAAAAAACGATTATATATTATACCAGAACAAACCTACAAATCTGAAACATGCCTTTCTACGCAGTTCATAAAGGAAAACAGCGTGGAATATATACCGACTGGAATGAATGCAAAAAGAATATATTCGGTGTAAGACATCCCGTGTTTAAGAAATTCAATACGAAAGAAGAAGCGGAGCATTTTCTGATTCACGGATTCGGCACGAAGACAAACCAGTCTATGGCGGATACGCTTGGGGGTGTGGTTGGGGGTGGTGCTGAGGGAGGTGCTGGTGGTGATAGTATCGAAAACGATACACACATTATACATGCATTCACAGATGGTTCACTTATTCGCAAAAAGAGCAAAAATGGTGAAACGAAATTGTTGTGCGGATACGGCATATATATTCCCGCATATGGTTTGATGGATGAGTTGCGGTATGCCGGCACTATACACGACAATAAAACAAATAACCGCGGCGAACTGAAAGCGATTATTGAGGGGTTGAATTATATTATCGACTTTATTGATAAAACGATGGGAGGTGTGGATGGGAGTGGTGAGGGTGAGAATGAAAAACTAAAAAAAACGAAAATCATTCTTTATACGGATTCTTCCTATTCGAAGCTAATACTGGGAGACACGGGCGTTAAATATAGGAAGGCGGGTTATCTTGTATCGAAGAAAAGCGGTGAAGAAGTGAAGAATGCAGATATGGTGCAAGAGATTATGGAGATTCGCGACAAGATTAGCTCCTATGGTATGGAGCTGATCGTGAAGCACGTGTATGCACATACGAATTTAGATACATTCGAAGCGAATGGGAATCGTCTTGCCGATGAATACGCAAATATCGGTGCGAATAAAACGCATTTACATGCAAACGATTGAATATCAGAATAACGGAAAAAAAAATATTTGGTAATTATATAAACCAAATAAAAAAAAATAGATATGAGTGATACCGAAGAATTAAAAAAGGAATCGACTAGAATTTCTGCGTTTCCAGATGATGATACCGAAGAATTAAAAAAGGAATCGTCTAGAATTTTTGCGTTTCCAGATGATGCACGTCGTACCGGAGAAGGAAAAAGGGGATTACTTTCTACCATAATGGTTTATGGGAAGTTTGAGGACAAACAAAAAAAAGAATGTTTTGATTTAGGAAAACTCATTTTAAATAATCAAGTTACTAATGAAAAAATAATAGATCAGGTTGCCAAATTAGCAAGTTTTAACATTTTATTTCTTCGTTTAAAGTTTAACCCTGAAATTGGAGAACTTGTAAAAGCGATTGCATCTGGGAATGCGCAATTTGTTATGGATTTTGTAAAAAAAATTCAAAACAATTGGATAAGATTTACTTGTCTTAGTCAGATTAGCAATATTTTTTTGATAATGGTGTCCAGCGACGAGTTGAATAATCCCGATAATCGAAAAATAATTTTTGAAAAATTCTTGGAGTTATTTGGAGGATATTTTCTTCTTGGTTCAGTATTGATAATTGGTAAAGACGATGGAATATCCGTTGAGAAGTTTGAAAACGTTGGAACTAGATATGATAATACAAAAACATATCCACCTGACGTTAATGTTCATGATAAACATTTTGTTTTTAGTACTCGTGGCCAAAACCTTGAATATGATAAATTTACACCAGACGAAATTCTTCAAGCCATAGATTTCCCATTTCCTGAAAAATTGAGGTTACGAGGTGATCTATCAAAATTGGCCGAAAAACAAATTCTTGTGGTTAAAACAGCCCTTGAAGAAGACACTAAACAAAAAATGTTAGAAAGTGAACCTAGCTCGGATCCTACTGGTTTAAGTGTTGGTGGTGAAAGGCGAACCAAGAGGCATCGTAGTAAGAGCAGTCATAAGCGCAACAATAAGAAGAAGCACCGCGACAATAAGAAGAAGCACCGCAGCATTAAGAAGAAGCACCGCAGCATTAAGAAGAAGCACCGCAGCAATAAGCGCATGTCTAGAAGGCGCTAGTCAATTTTATTGTTTGATTCATATTATTTTTGACATAACATGAATATTATAGGATTGGTTCGTCGCGTCAAACAGGTTTAGCCTCAACTTGTATGTTGCTGCTATCTTATTTGGAGCGTCTCCGGGACTGGCACCTACACTACATTCAATACCTCTTCTGCAAATATTCTCTTTTTGTTTTGAATATTTGCAGTGTATGTTTCGATCGTATCGATGGCGATACATCCGTCGGCGGCGTCGGCGTCGTTTGTGTCGTCCTCGTCGGGCTGTGACGCCGTTGATGCTTGTGATGCTACATCTTCGGGCTGTTGGGGGTCTTGGGGTTGTTGCTGGGCAGCACGCTGCTCTACGAGTTCGGGTGTTGCGCGAATACGCAGCGGCGCCATAATAAACCGAAATACCGAAACTGGTTCTGTTTGTCCGAATCTATGGCATCTTGCAATCGCCTGGTCTTCTACTGCCGGATTCCAGTCCGGGCTAACGAAATACACTTCCGAAAATTGTTGAAGATTGAGTCCTTCGCAACATGTTTGTATTTGCAAGATGAGCACGTTTATTGCCGCATCAGGTGCGAGGATTACGCGACGTTCGCTTTCACTTGTTCGCCCGTCCAGATATCGCACTACAAGAGACGGAAATGCAGTTGTGATGCGCGCCTGAATATAGTCGATTTCCCCGCGGAAATGGCAAAACACGATTTTACGTTTGCCGTTATCTTTGCGCGACAGAATGGTTCGCACGACTTTCGAGATTTTGCTGCTGTAATTCTCGTCTTCTGTAGGTGGCATCCGCGGGACAGATTTGCGGCATGCGAGGCGAGGATAAATACACGACTGCTTTGCTTGAATCATGCGGCCAATTTTTACAGGTGAGGGTTCAGGAAACCATGCAGGGATGGATGGGGGGGTGGTGGCGTCGGTGGGGTCCTGGTCCTGCTCCTGGTCTGCCAGTGCCGGCACATTCAAACACCCAATTCCGCTATGAAGATTGCGCGACAATATCATTTCTTCCTGCGAGTCCCATTTCACCACGATAGTTTTTGTTGTCAGAGGCGGCAATGAAAGCCCGACGCTTTTTTTCGTGCGTTTGAGCACATACGTTTTCACGATTTCACGCAGATTGTCTTTGTTCGCATAATATGCCGCGGGAAGTCCAAGAAGCGCGCACAACGCATAAAGGTCGTGAATCGAGTTTTGAATTGGCGTTCCTGTGACAAACCAACGGATATTGGCGCTCAGCGTTTCGACGCTTTTGAAGATTTGGGTATTGCGGCCGCGCACATGATGCGCTTCGTCGAAAATCACGCGGTCCCATTTGAGAGCGTAGAGGGGGTGCAGGCGATGAGAATTAGGACGACGAATCATATGCCCGTATGTTGTAATCACGATGGGTGCTTCTGCCAACATTTCGGGAGTTATTTTGCGCTTTTCTGGGCCATAAAATACGAGTGCGCGATGTCCGGCAGTTTTGAGGATTTGTTGCTCCCATTGTTTGACAAGCGCGACGGGCAGCACTATCAGTGTGCGTTTCTTGAAATTGGAAATAGTGAGCCCGATCATCATGATTGTTTTGCCGAGTCCCATTTCGTCCGCGACAATTCCGCCGAAGACACATGTTTGGTCCATAGCAGTAGCTCCTCCTCCTCCTCCTCCTCTTCGCATCTCATTTCGAAGACAGAACTGAATGCCTTGGGTCTGGTAGTCTTTGTGTTGTAATCCTGCATGTGTCAGAAAATCGTGAAAACGTTGAACATACTTACCTAGTTCCAGTGGGGCGGGTGCGGGGACAGGGACAGAAACAATACGCGAATCAGGTTGGACATTGATTCGCGTATTGCGAAGGCTTGCGGGGATGTTTCGTGTTGATTGTGATGCTGACATGGTTATCTATTGCTTGAAAATCTATTTCGTTGTAACGGATGGATGGGTCTATATTCCATTTCATTAGCATTTATAATTTCAATTTTCTGGCATTTTAATGAAACGTAAGCAAGTAAGTAAATTTATTTAAATCGCCTAGTATCTCGTCGCGAATATTGAGTAAGTCACTATTCTCGGGATTTTTAAAATATGGCGCATTTGACATATTAACAAGATATTTTTTAAATATTTCAATGCATAGTTTAAATTTTGTTACACTTGTGTAATCATAAAAGGGGATATGTTTCGTAGACGTAAGGTTTACACGTTTTCCTGTTTTGCCTAACATCGTTTCCACAAATTCGTCTATACGTCCATTTAAGCTTTCGTATAGTTCGTCGGTGGCTTTATGTTCAGGGTAACTAAATGTTTTCCAGTGATATATTTTAACGATGTTTAGTATCTCAATGAACTTCAAGACAATTTCGCTTTCTGTGTATTTGGCATAGGTGTTTCTTTTTATTTTTCTTGTCGTATTTTTCATGGCTTTTATACTATACATCTATAAAATAATAATATTGATGTTTGAATTTTATTAGTTTATTATCACCGCCGGAAAATTGAAGTGAAATGGAGCGATAAAATAGAATGCAGTGAAATCAAAACATCAATCTCGTCTACCTGTCAAATGTCGTCTTCGTCTTCTAAGTCTGCCTCTGTTTCCTACACCTACGGAATCCCAGGTTCTCAGGTGACTATCAGTCTCAACAAGAGCGGAAATCATTCTCTCACGCTGTTGCGTGGTTCCAATCCAAACTCCAAGACTTCTTCCAGTATTCCTGCTCCCGTTGGTCAGCCATTCTGCAAGGTATGCTTCGATGCTGGACTCCCTGTCGCCGACTATACCGACCATTTCGTGAAGGACCAACCCGGTCCTGGCGGAAAAGTCGTGTGCCCTACACTTCTGGCGCAGAAATGTTTGAAGTGCGGTGTTGCCGGACACACTTCAAGCTATTGCCCTCAAGAAGCGCGTCGCGAAAGGGAGCGCAAAGAGCGCGAACACGAAACCAGGCGCATGAATGTGAATGCAAATGATGTCAATGGATGGAAGGTTGTCGGTGGCGCCGCCTCTATTCCTGTTCCTCTGACCAGTTCATCAAAGCCTCAAATCAAAACTGCCGCACCTCCTCCCGTTGCACGCGGTTCGTTTGGTCTTCTCGCGGTTGATGAGCCATCTGACGACTCAGAGTATGAGCGCGAACAAGAGGAAGTTCGAAATACGCCTGCTGGTGTTCCCAAGCCTGTTGTCAAGGAGCGCCCCATATTGACTGGACCGCCTCCTGCGGTTGAACCTGCCAAGCCACTGACCTGGGCTCAACGCGCTGCCTCTGCCGCGACCAAGACGCCGTCGTCATCATCATCATCAACATCTTCAGCTCCTGTTCAAACGTCTCCTCTCGTCGATACGCGCTTCCAGTTGCACTCCTTGTGCGACCGCGTTGAAATGAGCAAACGTGCATCTTCCGCAAAGAAAGTTGCGGCTGCATCTGCCGCAAATCATCGCGGGAATGCCGCATCAATTGCGCGCGAAAGTTCACTCAAGCGAAAGCAGGAATCGGTTACTATCCCTGCGTAAATGGGGTGCTGCTGGTGTGAGAGTGAGGGTGAGGTAATATCAGGTAAGTTGCGCGCACGTGTGTATATGTTCTAACACTTTTTATTACTATTTATCTAAATAGTAATAAAATAATAACGTCCCTGGAAGGATTCGAACCTTCGTTGAATGGTTAACAGCCATCAGTACTAACCTCTATACTACAAGGACATAACTAAAAAAATCGTATTCCTACGCCCACCCCTGGAGGGACTTGAACCCTCGACCCTGGGATTAGAAGTCCCATGCGCTATCCAACTGCGCTACAGGGGCGAAACCAACGTGTTGTACTATCTTCATATATTACTTTTTTTGTTTTTTAACGCATTGCAACAACAACAACAACATGCTTCTAACCGGATTCGAACCGGTGTTATTGGATTCAAAGTCCAATGTGCTAACCACTACACTATAGAAGCATACTTACTTACCAAAGAATATAGGACTCTCACTCCGATATTATTTATATTTTTTTCTTTAAGTTTGTTTTTTTTTAAATCTATTTTTTACTATTACTCTATTTACTATGTTATAAACAATTACTAAAATTAAAATTATTATAGTAAATGCAAATATTTTTGAAAATATATAAAAAATTGAATAACCTGGTTCTATCTGTGTATTTAGTTTAAGAATATTATAAAATTTTTTCACTGATTTTGAAATAATATATAAAATATAATTATCCTTATGCCAGTTGTTCGAGTTGTCTGTATCAGGGTATAGTTGGTAACACACTGGTTCACAATACGCGTATCGTCTTGAGTGTGTGAAACTATAATAGTCCCAATCAGTTATATCTTTTTGGTTTACATTTAATAACCTTTCTCTATTCTTTTTGGTATAAATAACTGCATGTGTTCCTCCTGAACAAATATTTATATAATGTTTACTATCTAATGTGCATGGAAGTTGTAAATATGGCAAACAACCCAAGAAATACTGGTAGTCTTTATCTTTATTATTATTTAAAAATGTGCAAATATCCTGTTGTGTAGAAGTTTTTTTAATTTTTTTACTAAATATAAAGTCGTCTTCTAAAATTAGTATATTATCATATTTTTGATTTTTTGCATGTGTAAATACTTGTAAAAAGGCATCCACCAAGTCATGTGCAGGAAGCTTGATGTGTTCATCTTTTTTACATTTCTTATAGCCTTTATTGAAAAGTATATAAACTTCTTTTGTTGGATGGTATGTTTTTAGTTGATTCATTATATCGTCATAACGACCATTCCCTTCTAGATGAATAATATATGTTGCATCTACGGCGTCATCTAGCAGTCCTTTATTATATTTTATTTTTTTAAAATTATAACATTGTGTTGAGCTTTTAATTTCCATACTATGGGTATATTATTCATTCATAAAATAATTAACAATAATAATTATAAATAACCTAATAATATAAAGTAAATATATATCCATATAGTTTTATATATACCTCTATGTCAACAACGCGTAAAGCACCAACAGAAAGTGCTACATTATTTAAAAAGGGAGTGATTAAGAAAGGCAACGACGGGAATCAGTGGGTAATAGTAGCAGATGCGCGAGGGGTGCAACGTTGGCAGAAGGTGCAGGGGGCGAAGGCGAAGGTGAAGGTGAAAGCGAAGACACGCCGTGTAGGTCGTGTAGGTCGTGTAGTTGAACTTGGAACAGATGTTATGTATGGGGAGAGTATTTGGGGCAAGAATAAACCATTGGAAAAATTTTGGCGAAGTTTAGCCTCCGGCAAAAAGGTGGTATTGATTCAAAAAACCGGTGGGCATAAAATATTTACTATGCCTACGGGCAAAATGGCGGCGCTAAAAATATTCGATACGTTTGATGATGATCCAAAAATAGTTGCAGTTCTTTCGTCCAATCTGTCGACGGATGCATATGAAGTGTTTTTGTATCCGAAAGCAGGAGATAAATCGGTAGAATACGTTATCAAAAACTACAAGAAGTATTTTAAATCTGTAGGACCTGCGCCTGCAGACCTTATTGAAAAAGGCGTTCCCGCACAAGTGAAAGTGTTTTTTCCGGCGTAGTTAATTTTAAAAATGTATAAATATTTTATAAAAATATAGTGTACATATATATATATTAATGAGTGAATATCGTAATATTACAATTCCTGATGATTTTCTTACTACTAGGCCGTTAACCCCCAATGATATACACCTATGGCATAAAGATGATGACTATCCAAATTGCGAATTATGTAGCAAAAAGTTTACATTCTTTAATCGTAGACACCATTGTAGAAATTGTGGAAAAATAATATGTGACGATTGTTCAATGGCTCAATATACAAGTGCAAAACAAAATCCATATAGTCCTCACATGGTTTGTAAATTATGTAAATATTGCGTTTTCAGTCAGCAAGGAAAAGAATCAGATAATTGTAAACAATATATGTATGATGCTAAATTACTCGATGATTCACTCGACAAATCAGACCCCGAAGGCGGTGGATATAAACATAGGAAAAATAAACGTTCATTAAGGCGTCGTCGCACAATTAAACGTTCCAATATTCGTCGCAAAAATAAAAAAGTTACTAAGCGGTTGCGCAAGTCTCATCGTCGTCGTGCACGTAGGTGAATTGAGTGTGTAATAGGGTTAAATGTTGAAGTGATAATTAATAATAACTTTTAGAGTTATTATTAATAAAAATATTTGCGCCAAGCAGGGTTTGAACCTGCGCATCCTGAGATAGTGGATGAAAGTTTTTATCCATGAATAAGGTTATATTAGGTAATAATAAAATTGATATAATATTTTTGTTTTATATTTATAACATATCCTTGCGATGGCGTATATATATCGTATACTCAATAAAATTACAAAAAAATGTTACATCGGTGAAACAAAATGCAAGGATGTTGTTTGGAGATGGAATCAACATAAGCAAAAAATAGAAATAAATAAAGGCTGTCCTGCTTTGAGAGATGCTGTTAAAAAATATGGGATTGATAATTTTGAATTTAGTGTATTAATTATTTGCTTCGATGATGAAAGATTTAAATATGAAATAGAGTATATAAAAAAGTATAATAGTGTTGTTCCAAATGGTTATAATATAACAAATGGTGGTGAGGGTGGAGGGTTTCAAGGAAAAACTCATACTGAAGAAGTTAAAAATATTATTAAAAATAAATTAAAACAAAAATTTATCGATAATCCTGAATTGAAAGAACAAATGTCGGAAAGAAACAAAATAGTTATGAGCAATCCCGAAGTAAGAGAGAAGATAAAAAATGGTATTTTAAATTCAGAAAAATGGAAAAAAGTAATTGAAAATATGAGAAGTGGTAATCATAAAAATAGTAAACATAGCGAAGAAATTAAAAATAAAATTAGCGAAAGTTTGAAAAAATATCATGCAAATAATGTAAAAACTTTTAAGAATACAAATGTTAAAAGAGATAATAAATTAGGAAAAAAGATTAAACAATATGATATGAATAATAATTTATTAAATGAATATATTAGTGTAAGTGAAGCATCTAGAAAAACATCTGTTCCAAAATCATCATTATTGGTTCACCTAAAAGATAATACCAAAACAGGTGGAGGGTTTATATGGAAATATGCTTGATTAATTTACTACATAATAGGGTTACGTGTTGGAATAAAAATTAATAATAACCCAAAAGTTATTATTAATGTGAATATTAAATTTGCGCGAAGCAGGGTTCGAACCTGCGTATCCTGAGATAACGAGGCTTAAGCTCGTCGCGATAGACCACTCCGCCATTCGCGCAAAACATGAAAAAAATATTGCTCCTTGCGGGGCTCGAACCCGCGACCCCGGGCTCATAAGACCCGTGCTCTAACCAAAACTGAGCTAAAAGAGCCTTAGAACCACTTTTATATTTTGATTTTATTTTTTGATTTTTATTTGGTTTTGTTTTTATTATAGGATTAAAATTAAAGGTTTAAAGTGCAAGATATAATGTGCGTGTGAGTGAATAACATCACTACCTCGTGATGATAGTGATGTTGTGCGTCGCGATGCTACCAACATTTTTTCAAACTAATAATGCTCGATTTTTTTGGTTTGCTGTGTGTTGGTAATGAAGTGTGGTGTGGTGTGGTGTGTGGGACCTGTTAGGAAAAAAAGGAAAGGAAAAAGAAAACACAAGTGTTAGTAGTTACCACCCGCCGGTTTCGATCCAGCGCCGTCTTAATAATGAGTCAAGAAAACCATTCAGTTATCAGACATTTCTGTCAAAGAAGCACCAAACAGAGGTTACGTCCGCCAAGGAAGTGGTTGGTTGTTGTTGTTGCGGGTGGTGTCGCCATTTCGAAATCCCCACCACCCAAAGGTTTCATCGCCATAGTTTGTTTTAAATAATGATAATCCAAAGATGGCGGACCTTTTCTCGGTAAAAGTATATCTACGGGGTAGGTTTTTCTAATAATTATGATAACCCATAGATCACGTACCAAGAAATAGTCAAAATATATCAATGGAGTAAAGTGCTACATGCTCCACACTCGCATGTAACTATCTCATCCATATCAAACCATTCTATTTTTCGTTAAAATCATTTACTCATTAGTGTGTGATTTTATTCAAATGTGCCGAAAAGAGTCCCTTATTTGTTTGTTTGTTTGTTTGTTTGTCCGCGATATGACACATTGAAATAGTAAATCCTAGATATTTACATTCTATTCCATCCATATGAGAGGGTCCCAAACTTCTCTTGAAATTAAAATGTATTATGCACACTATAAGTATGAGAATAACTACTTTCACAGAATTTTTCGAATACTTCCGATGAGCCTATACCCACTCTGTTTAGAGTCTCTGAGCCCGACTTTTCATTCTGGATTGTTTGATGATTTGCGCTAGTGCCTTGATGCACCGATGCGAGTTGTTGAATAATACCGGCAATAGGTTTCGATCCTATGTCCTCGGAGTTATGAGCCCCGCGCGCTTCCGCTGCGCCATGCCGGTAAAATGAAATTATTAGGATTGCTGCGTTTATAGCGTCCAGCTTGACAATACCGGCGACAGGTTTCGATCCTGTGTCTCGGCTGGAGCGACCACCGCGAGCTGCCACTACTCTACACCGGTAAATAGTTTTGTTGCTGTGTTTTACGTCGCTTAAGCTATGACGAATCGTTTCTTTAAAACGACCAAATTATAGAATACCGCCTGTGGGTTTTGATCCGACGACCTCCAAGTTATGAGCCTGGCGCTCTGCCCCTGAGCTAAGGCGGTGAAATGTTTGGTTTGGTTTGGTTTGGTTGGTGCATTTATGATGCAATAGTCGTTTCTGTAAAACGACCAAATTGAAAATGTTACCGGCGACAGGTTTCGATCCTGTGACCTTCCGCTTATAAGGCGATAACCATTCACAGAACAGACTTCAAGAGTCAAAAAGATAGCAAACGATGTTTTGAGACGCTCTGCCGCTGAGCTACACCGGTAGAATGTTTCGCGGTTGCGAAGTGCTCTAAGTGCCTTGATGCACCGGTGCGAATTGATGATAATACCGGCAACTCGGTTCGATCGAGTGACCTCAGGGTTATGAGCCCTGCGCGCTGCCCCTGCGCCATGCCGGTAAAATGTAGGTGAGTGTGGATGAGTATTTCCTTCTGCAAACTACTCATTCACATATACATATAGTTGTATGTCTTTAAGTAGTTTTAGGGAATATATATTATAACAATAAAACTACTTAAAGAACGCGTAGTATTATACTAAAAACTATACTATGGAAGAACCTGTCAATGCTTCTGTAGCGATGTCGCTGCCGCCTATTGTCATTCACGAAGTTGTTCAAATCATGGCGAATGTGATGAACTACTTATCTGTATCATTATATGAGTATGCGTTTACAAAAAATCATGAGGATGCGTATTCTGTGCTTAAGTCTATCTATGATAGCGTTGCTTTGCGACCTTATGCTGCGCCGTCTTTAAAGGATGTTAAGCAGTTTTATGAAAATGTTGTTTATTTAGGGAGCGTTACATATACCGATGATCATGACTATTATACATACAAAAGGGGGCTGCGAAAATATATTATAAACTTAGAATATAAACCATAAATGCCAAAAACAGAAAAAAATCGAAAAAGTCCAACTGAAAGTGCTACTATGTTTACTATTGGATATATTAAAAAAGGTAATGATCGAAACATGTGGAAAATTATTGCAACTTCTTCAGGTGTGCATCGTTGGCAAAAGATAGCGAACATGCATTCGAAAACAATTAAAAAGAGTAAACAAGTGGATGATAAGGATAAGGATAACAATATGCAAAAAAGTATTCTATTTAAAAATGTAAATATTTCGACCAACGAGTTAGTGAAAATAGGGAAAAAAAATAAAGTTGTAACTTCTGGAGCGTCAAAGAGTGCTCTAGCATTGCGAATATATAATATTCGAGGCAACGGATTATCCACACAAGATTTAGAAAAAATCGCGGATTTACTACCTAGTAAAGAAAAAAGAGAAGTGAAAAAAATGATTATCAAACAACACGACAACCCTGTTACGGATTATAAAGGCATGTGGAAACCAGCACCAAAAGCGTTGAATAAAATGTCGCGTACTGAAATGATACATAGTCTTCGCGGTTTTAGAGATGCATGGGAGCGCGAAATGGGCAGAAATCAGGATTTATCTGATGAACGACTTGCCGCAGAAACCGAAAAAAACTTGCGCGAACATTTAACGTGGTATTATAGTGATATGGCAAAAAATCAGGCTGCAAATTGGATTCGCTATAATAAGTAAGTTATGTAGATTACTTATAATAAAAATTAGATTTACTGCGTTTTTTTTGTATCTTTATATGTCGATTCTAATAATTTTATAACATTCTTTTCAAATATTTGAACAAATGCGTATATCATTTTATTTTTACACTCTATTTTTATATACGTATATGATTTTATATTATTATATATAAATATTTTTATATTAATAATAATTTAATATATATTCACTCTTTCGTTCGTTTATATAATTATTTTTATTATTAATCTAAAAATAATTGTTTAGGAATATTAAAAATATATTCTTTTTATTGTATATATAGTTACAATGGATATTAGTTTTAAACTAGGTAGTAAACAAAATTCAAATTTAAAAATGCAACTAAATCAGTATAATAACATTTTAAATAATCAAAGAAGTATGATTCTTGCATTACATCAACAAAATGCTTTGAGACAACAACAACAAGTTGTTGCTCCTGCTCCTGTTGCTGCTCCTGTTGCTGCTCCTGTTGTTGCACCTGTTGCTGCTCCTGTTGCTGCTCCTGTTGCTGCTCCTGTTGTTGCTCCTTTTGTTGCTCCTTTTGTTGCTCCTGCATCTATGCATAGTCAACCCAACGATGTTAAAAAATTACCAAAAAAAGGATTTAACGTTTTATTTTGAAAAAGTAATATTTAAGAAAAATTTACACTATATGAACATTAAGAATAATATTATAAAAATAAGAGCAGAGTAGTATTAAGAACATATTAAGAACATATTAAGAACATATTGGGAACATATTGGGAACATATTGGGAACATATTGGGAACATATTATAAAATAATATTAAGCATAGTTAACTTATATAATTATTTTTTTTGCATTTATATAGAATTTATTGTATATTTCATAAATTCTATATTTTATTATAATTAAACATACTTTATTTGATAATTAAAAAAATAAAATATTATTAAATATTATAATAAATATGTCCCAATTAGTTTCTAACAACTTTCTTCAACAAGCACCAGCTGATGTAGACTTTCCTGAAAATGTTTCAGCAACTGGTTTGTTTTATGACTATAAAAATTACTTATCGTCTAAAACAACAATAAATTCGGGTGTTCCACTTGTAAGCTATAAAATTAGCATTGAACCAAGTGATAAATCGTCTAGTACAAGTACGTATAAAGAATTTGATGTAACAGATTCTTTAGATATTGTAAGTAGTAATAGCTCTATATTAGAAATTGCTATTGTGGATATTTCATCTAGTGCTGCTCTTGTTGCAGCAGTAGCAGCAGCAGCAGCATCAGCTAATGCTGCTGCTAATGCTGCTGCTACTGCTGCTGCTGCTGCTGCTGCTACTGCTGTTGCTAATTCTGCTGATGCTGCTGCTGATGCTGCTGCTGCTGATGCTGCTGCTGCTGCTGACGCGTGCGCACCACCTGCTCTGTCGTTTTTTGTAGACGGAACAAAGGTTCTCTTTTTCTCACTGCTTCGCCTTATCGTTGCCATCCACATCTTGAGCGCAATAGCCGCCTTCATCACCATGACCATGACCATCACCATGACCATGACCATGACCATCACCATGACCATGACCATGACCATCACC